ATGGCGGGTTATTTGTCCTGGTTATTCCCCCGTTGTAAAATCTCTCCTAAACTTAACGGTACGGCACCACACTTCGGGGATGAAATGTTCGCGCTGGTACTTTTTGTTTGCTACCTGGATGGCGGTTGTGAAGATATTGTTGTGGATGTCTACAACACGGAACAGCAGTGTCTTCATTCTATGAGCGATCAACGGATCCGCCAGGGCGGTTGTTTTCCGATTGAGGATTTTATAGATGGTTTCTGGCGACCTGCGCAGGAGTACGGTGATTTTTAATTATTGCAATTGCACAAGAGTCAGTTCGCCCCCAAAGGCAGCACCGGTATCAATATAATGCAGGTTGCCAATATCCACGCGATGTCGCAACGGTGTATGACCAAACCAGAAATGATCAGCACCTGTAATTCCCTGCCCTTTTGGGCGTTCACCTAATCGTGAGCGGCTCCACAAGACCTGATGCAAATCAACGTCCTTTTGCCATTCATAAACATCATCTGGATAATCGGCATGAGCAATAACATGTTTGCCGGTGCGGCTGTGTACTTCAAGAATAAAGGGCAAATGCTGACATTTTTCCAGCGCCGTTTTCGCTTGTTTCTGTTGATTATCTGCCAGCGCAATAAACCAGTCGCCGCCATTCATCAACCACAAAGACATCTGCTGGGATGCCAGCGCATCCATCGCCATCTGTTCATGATTGCCTCTTACCGCACGAACCCAATGTTGTTCCAGTAACTGCAGACAACGTAAACTTTGCGGCCCACGATCGATAACGTCTCCCACTGAGATAAGTAAATCTCGCCACGGATCAAAACGACAATGCCATAATTTGCGGCGCAACTGCTCAAGACAACCGTGTATATCGCCAGAAAGCCAGATATGTCGCCATTGATGACCCGCAATTCTCTGATAAACGGGCGCAGGCTGTTTCATCAATATTTTCCTCCCGCGCTAAAGATCACATAATCTTAACAAGAATGTTAAAAAACGCTGGACTCAGACAGTAGAGTGTGTGTTATGGTTGACTATAAAGTCAGCGAAGGAAATGCTTCTGGCTTTTAACAGATAAAAAGAGACCGAACACGATTCCTGTTTTCGTCAACAAGCAACAAAATTTTTTAGAATCAATGCGTTAAATAAATTCATGCTCATCTTTTAATCCCTAACACGTACCATTACATATTAATACATTCAATTAGTTACCATTTTTTTCGGGTTTTTTAGAGAAATTTTCGGGACTATTTCAGGTCAATCCATGCAGACACAAGCAATTCCTGTATTGAATAATTCCGTAGCAATTATGTAAAATCATCTCCGGCTGATTTTCATTCAAACTCGCGCTATCGAACGTCCATCAGCCAGCCGTGGCACGTTCTTGCATACGACGTGCTACGGTTTCATTTATCTCCGACCGGAAACCTCTTATACAAAGTTGACACACCAACATCATAGATAATCGCCACCTTCTGGCGAGGAGCTCCTGATGCAATTAGTCGTCCGGCCTGTGCCCATTGTTCTGGTGTAAGTTTGGGACGTCGTCCACCAATTCGTCCCTGTGCGCGAGCAGCTTCCAGTCCTGCTTTTGTTCGTTCAACAATCAGTTCACGTTCCATTTCAGCCAGGGCACCCATCACATGGAAAAAAAAGCGTCCCATTGGTGTGCTGGTATCAATTGAATCAGTCAGACTACGAAAGTTGATGCCTCGTTCGCGCAACTCCTCAACCAGAATGACCAGATGTCGCATACTACGCCCCAGCCGATCCAGCTTCCAGACAACCAGAGTGTCACCTGCCGATAATGTCCTGAGCAGTTTTTTCAGCCCCGGTCTGTCGGACTTAGTGCCGCTGATTTTATCCTCAAAAATCCGCTCACATCCCGCGCAGTTCAGCGCACTACGTTGCAAATCGGTGTTCTGGTCATTTGTTGACACGCGTACATAGCCAATAAGCATGATCAATCCCCTGAATAAAAACCGGGGATGATGCCAGTTAGCCATTATCTCTGCATTTTCATAAACGTTGGTTTGGGAGAAGCGGCAAAACGGAATGTGGGGACAGGGAAAAATCAGATACCGGATATGAATAACTTCACATCCAGCCTGACCAGCCCTGGCTGGCAAAAATTACCGTCAGGTCTGATTATTCAGTGGGGGACAGCCAATCCATCATCAACTGGAGAGGTCTTTATTACGTTTCCTGTCGCGTTCTCTGCATACCCGATGTATGTGGGATTTGGTCCTCAGCAGGTATCGCTTCCTAACGTAGTTCAGTCGCCAGTAATTTCAGCGCCAACGATAACTAATTTAGGATGCGGCGTCCGAAATCTGATGATTCCAACAGCGGGCGGAGTACCAGTAGCCAGCATGAGTTCATTTTTCTGGATTGCGGTAGGGAAATAATATGTACAAATACAGTGCTAAAAAAAATGCGTTTTATCTGGCTGGTAATGAGGCCGTATACCGCGATTCCGGCACATGGCCTGATGATGCAAAAGATATTGAAACCCGACGTGCCGAGTCGTTTATGGCGACACCTCCGCAGGGTAAGCGACGTATTGCAGGTGCAGACGGAATGCCTGCGTGGGCAGATATTCCTTCACCCACGCATGAAGAACTTATTGAAATTTCTGAGTCAAAAAGACAGCTATTAATTAATCAGGCCAACGAATACATGAACAGTAAACAATGGCCCGGCAAAGCTGCTATTGGTCGTCTGAAAGGTGACGAGCTGGAACAATATAATTTATGGCTGGATTATCTGGACGCACTGGAACTGGTCGATACTTCCGGTGCGCCAGATATTGAATGGCCTACGCCTCCGGCAGTTCAGGCCAGATGACATCCGGCGCGGTGCTGGTATCTGTTGCCGCCACCGCGTCAATGTAATCCAGCACAGCGTTAAGCCGGGTTGTTTCTGCCTGCGTCAGTTTCCGCCCGGCCTGTAATTTCAGCTGAATCAGACTAATGGAAGCCATTGCTGCATCAATCAGTGACTGGCGCTTTGCTTCTGCCGCGTCTACTGCGGCACTATGCTGTGCCTCAGTATCCGTCACCCATTTCTCACCATCCCATTTATCATATGGCGTTAACGGGGCGATAGTGGTTGTATTATCAGGGTAATCACCCGGAGCTGTGATTTCTTTCGATTCTCCTGTTTCGGTGCTATAGATGATTTCACCGCGATGGTCTGGCACATATTCCCATGAGTTAAAATCTGCAGAACGGCAGATTGCATAACCAGCTTTGTATGCGCCTGGATCATCTAAACAGGAACATGCCGGAATGCCGACACCCAC